TACTCGGCAAATTACAAGTTAGCCTCGGGCTTCTTTGACAGGTTCATCAGCCAGCGGACGCAATATCTGCTCAGCAACGGCGTCACATTCAATGAAAACGACACGAAAAAGCGCCTCGGCAAGAAGTTCGACAAGAACATCCAGAAAGCCGGCTACGAAGCCCTCAGCGGCGGCGTGAGCTTTATTTATTGGAATTTCAATCACACAGAAGTCTTCACAGCACGAGAGTTCGCGCCATTATACGACGAAGAGACCGGCGAGATGATGGCGGGCGTCCGTTTCTGGAGACTCGCACCAGACAAGCCGCTCCGTGCGACATACTACGAACCGGACGGCTACACGGAGTACATCTGGCGCACCAGAAACAGCATCGCAGGCGAGATCTTCAAGCCGAAGCAGGCGTACATCCAGACCATAACAAGAAGCGTCGCAGACGGCGAGCAGATCGTCGGAGAGGAAAACTACAGCAAGCTCCCCATCGTGCATTTATATCCGGACGAACACAAGCAGAGCAAGATCATCGGACTTCGCGAAAACATCGACGCCTACGACTTAATCAAAAGCGGGTTCGCCAACGATCTCGATGAGGCCAGCCAAATCTACTGGGTCATCCAGAACGCCGGCGGCATGGGGGAAATCGAGCTCAAGGAATTCATAGACCGTTTAAAACGCGTCAAGGCATCAATGATCGACGAGCAGGGAGCCAAAGCAGAAGCCCACACCATAGAGGTGCCGTATAACAGCCGCGAGGCGCTTCTCGACAGGCTCAGAAGCGACATGTACGAAGACTTCGGCGCCCTCGACACAAAGAACCTCGCAGGCGGAGCAGTGACAGCCACACAGATCATCGCAGCCTACGAGCCGATGGACAACAAAACAGACCCGTTCGAGACACAAGTCACAGACGCCATCGAACAGGTTCTCGAAATCGCCGGCGTCGACGACGAGCCGACGTTCACGAGATCCATAATCGTCAACAGGCAGGAAGAGGTTCAGACCGTAATCCAGTCGGCGGAATACACCAGCACGAAGTACACAACGCGGAAGATCCTCACAATCCTCGGAGACGCAGACCAGATCGAAACTGTGGAAGCCGAAAGGCAGCAGGAAGACATCGACCGGTTTGGCGGAGAGGAAATCAAAGAATAAAAGAGCAGGAGACAAGAGATGGCATCAACAATCGAGCAAATTCGACGAGTGCCTCACAAAAGGACAGGACGTCTACGAGCTCGGTTACATCGAGGACGATCCGAACATACTCTACTAAAGGAGACAGATCATGAAAATCGACATAGAAGACCACACACCCGAGCTCTTACAAGCGATCGACGAACATCTCCCCGACATCATGGACGCAATCGGGGCGACAGCCGAGGGCTACGCGAAGCAGCGCTGCCCCGTCGACACAGGCAGACTCAGGAACAGCATCACGCATCAGGTCACAGACGACGGGCGGACGGTTCTCATCGGAACCAATGTCGAGTACGCACCGTACGTCGAATACGGCAGCAGCACACGGAAGCCAAAGCCGTACATCAAGCCAGCGATCACGGATCACAAAGACGAGTACACCAAAATGCTCGAAGACGGACTCAAATCCATCACAATATGAGAGACCACAGAGAGAAGCCCCGGAACCCCGGGGTTTTTCTAATTATTATAAATTTTTTACACTTTTTATAAAATCAGTGAAGGAAAATGAAGTATAATGAAGGAAAATAGGTAAAATCATAAAAGTCCCTATAGAGAAAAACTATAGAAAAGTTTCGGAAAATGCACGAATTCATACACAGGGATGAAAAACCTACACAATCATAAAAATTTTTTCAAAAAATTATAGAAAAATATTGACGCGCCCCCGCAGACTGTGGTATACTCAAAGAAGCAGGACGGGGATCGCCACAAACTGGTTGACAAGAAAAAAGCCCCGGTGCTATAATAAAATCAAACCGAATCGCGGAGGAAATCGCGACCGAAGAAAAGGAGGAAAAAGAGCATGGCACTCACACGTAAGTTTTTAGCAGCGATGGGAATCGAGGAGGACAAAATCGACGAGATAATCACCGCTCACAGCGAGACCGTAACAGGACTCAAAAGCGAGATCGACAAGTACAAAGCGGACGCAGAAAAAGTCGCAGGGTTGGAGAAAGACCTCGCAGAAGCAAAGAAAGCAATGGACAACGGCGACAAATCCCCCTACAAAGTAAAGTACGAGGCATTAGTCGAAGAGAAAGAAGAACTGAAGAAACAGTTCGACGACTTCAAAGCCGACATCGAAGCCAAGGCATCGCTGGCAAAGAAGCAGGACGCGTACAGAGCCATCCTCAAAGACGCAGGCGTAGCCGAGAAGCGCATCGAATCGATCATGAAGATCTCAGACGATCAAATCGGAAAGATCGAGTTTGACGACAAGGGCGCAACCAAGGACGCTGAAGCGATCAAGAAATCCATCTCCGAAGAGTGGGCAGACTTCATTCAGACCACAACCCAGAAAGGGGCGCAGACGGCAACACCGCCAGCAGGCGCAGGTTCGGAGACAGACCTCGGAACACTCGACATGGCGAGCTACATCGCCGCAAGACAGAAAGGACAGGTATAAACCATGGGAAACACATTTTTAACCCCCGACATAATCGCACGCGAAGCATTAATGGTTCTGCGCAATAACGCAGTAATGAGCCGCCTCGCATATCGTGACTACAGCAACGAGTTCGTCGCAGGCGTTGGTGACACAATCACCATCCGCAAGCCCGCAAAATTCGAAGCAAAAGAGTTCAATGGCTCAATCGATGTGCAGGACGCAACAGAATCCGGCGTAGCCGTTAAGATGGACAAGCATCTCGACGTATCCTTCGCCGTAACATCCAAGCAGATGGCACTCGACATCAGCGAGTTCAGCCGCCAGCTGCTCACACCCGCAATGCAGGCATTCGCCGACAAGATCGACAAATATCTGCTCAAGGCAGCAGCAGACGAGGTAACTCAGAACGTAGAGTACACAAGCGGCACAGACAACATCCGCAACAAGGTTGTGGACGCCAGAAAGTTCCTCACAGACGCAGCAGCACCGCTGACAGACCGTAACTTCGTATACGGATCCGGCATCGAAGCAGACCTGCTCAAGACAGATCTCTTCCTCGCAGCAGACAAGGTCGGCGACGAAGGAACAGCACTCCGTGAGGCATCCCTCGGACGCAAGTTCGGTCTCGATTTCTACGCAGATCAGAACACAGACGACGACAGCGTCAAGATCGACGGCTTGGTATTCCACAAGAACGCCATCGCACTCGTAACCCGCCAGCTGGAACTTCCACAGGGCGCAGCACAGAGCGCAATCGTCAACTACGACGGCTTCGGACTCCGCGTTGTTTACGGCTACGACATGAACAGCAAGACCGACACGATCTCTATCGATATACTTTGCGGCGTAAAGGTTCTCGATAAGGATCTCGCAGCAACAATCAACAACGAGACAACACCACCCCAGCCCACTCGCTACAACATCAACAACAATCTGACAAATGTGACCAACGCGAGCGCACAGAGCAGCGTTGCAGCAGGCGCATCCTACATCACAACGCTGACAGCAGACGACGGCTACGAAATGAACATGGTTCAGGTAGTTATGGGCGGAACTAACGTGACAGATTCCGTATATACGGAAGAGACCGGCATCATCAACATTCCGAGCGTAACCGGCAGAGTTGACATCACAGCAATCGCTGTGGAATCCTATGTGCCAAAATACTCCGTCTCCAACCATCTGGAGCACGTAACAAACAGTAACGAAGCAACCGAGATCGCAGAGGGTGCGACATACACCGCGACATTGACAGCCGAGGCTGGCTACGCAATCTCAAGCGTATCAATCTTCGCCGGTCCAAACAACGTGACAGAAACAGCATATGACTCTCAGACAGGCGTAATCACCATCGAGAACGTATCCGGATCGATCGACATCACAGCAACAGCAACAGCGGGCGTATAATAAGGGGGTAGAAGCATGGCTTACAAGGTAATCGCCAGCTTCAGAGACCTTCAGGACAATGAGCACAAATACTTCACGGGGGACACATACCCCCGTGAGGGATTGACGCCAACCAAGGAAAGGATCGAAGCGCTGGCATCCGGAAAAAACGCATTCAACACGAAATTCATCGAATACGTCAAAGAACCAAAGAAGAGGAGCAAAAAATGATCGACGCAATCTGCCGAGAACTTCATAACTGGTTCGAGACCGACAAGATAATCGGGACATACAGCGTCGCAAACGGGCGCATCGTATCAACGAACCCGGCGTTTGCAACAGCACTCAAACCAAATCAGTACTTCAGGATCGTCGGAAGCACATTCGACGACGGAGTGCACCAGAACACGGCAGAAGACCTCGGACAGCTTCACGACGACGCGTGGCACGGAGCAATCTGGCCGATGGCAGTTCCAAAGGCAGTCATCGAACTCGCAGCAGACATCACAGCGTGGGCGGCTAAATATCAGAAAGTCGACTCCGAAGCAATGAGCCCGTTCACATCCGAAAGCCTCTCCGGCGCCTACAGCTACAGCAAGCAGGCGAGCGCAGACGGAAGCACAGCAGCAAGCTGGCAGAACGCGTTCAAGACACAGCTCAACCAATGGAGGAAACTACCATGAGCCTACTCACCGAAAGCATGACAGAGTGCCAGAGGATCGACCACACAACCGTCAACGACGGCTACGGCGGACAGAAGACCATCTGGAGCGACGGCGCAGACTTTATGGCAGCCATCTCGATCAATCAATCTGTGGAGGTCTTAATAGCACAGCAGCAAAAGCTCCGTGCGGTATATACCGTAACAACACAGAAAGAGACCCGGCTCCAATATCACGACGTATTCAGAAGAAAGTCAGACGGAAAGATCTTCAGAATAACAGGAGACGACGACAAAGCGACGCCGCCATCCGCATCACTAAACATAAGGGTGACCACAGCAGAAGCGTGGGAAATCCCACCGGAGGTATAAATGGACAAAGCGCAGGCAACACAAAAGTTCTGGGAAAGCTTCGGGCTCCCCGCATACGACGAGAACACCGTGCCAGACGGCGCCGCGCTCCCATATATCACCTACCAAGTGAAAACAGCAAGCATCGACGAGCCCGTCTACCCATCAGCATCAATCTGGTACAAGAGCCGCTCATGGGAAGCAATCAGCAAAAAGGCAGACGAAATCGCAGAAGCGATCCGACAAATGCCAACAATAAAAATCGACGGGGGCAGGATGTTCGTCACAACAGGAGCACCATTCGCACAACGGATGAGCGACGAAGACGACAGCATCCGTCGCATATTGCTACAGGTAAACATCGAGTTCCTAACCAACTGAAAGGAGAAAGACCATGGGAAGATTTACAGTTATACCCACCGACACATTCGACGGTTTACAGGTCGAAGCCGGAATCTTACTCAAAAATTTTGACATCGAGCACCAGACATTCAACGACAGCGACATCATCTGCGCAACAACGGGCGGCATAAAGCTCAACTGCACACCGACCTACGAGGATCTCGGATCAGACGTTGACAACTGCCCCGAGAACATGGCAGAGTTGAAGCGAATCAGCGGATGGACAGCCGGGATCTCCACAACATCACTCGGCACAAGCGCAGAAAGCATCCGCCTCGCACTCGGAGCGGCAGACGTCAACGCAGAAGCCGGATCCATCACCCCGAGAAGAGACCTCGAAGCAGGAGACTTCTCCGATATATGGTGGGTTGGAGACAGGGCAGACGGCGGCTGCGTAGCAGCACAGCTCAAGAACGCACTCAGCACCAGCGGATTCCAGCTGACCACGACAAAGAAAGGCAAGGGGCAGGTAGCGATCGACCTCACCGGTCACGTAACCCTCGCAGCACAGACCGAAA